GGCGCGGTTGCTCGCGGTTACGCGCAGCGCGCGGGCAAAAGAATGCCCCGGCACCGTGATGGTGTCGGGGCATCTTCCCACCGGCCTAACGGCCGGCGTCAACTTCAGGCGGGTTCAGGGCCATCGGTAACCTCGCGGGCCAGCCTAGCGGCTGCGGCGGCTTCGTTCCAATCGGCCTTCGTTAGCCGGCCTTTGTGCTCCAGCCGGCTTTGCAGGTAGCCCAGCATGTGCCACGCGTTCGTGTTGTAGGGGTGGGGGTCGGCCAGCTGCGCGCCGCGTTTCGTTACCGGGGCGTTACCGCCGGCGCTCATGCGCCGGCCAGCTGTCGGGTGAGGTAGCCCAGCTGTTGGCCGATGCCCATGCCGGCCATGGGCACTTCCACCGTCCAGGGGCAGCCGGCCAGGGGCGTTCGGTAGGCTTCGCCGGCCAGGGCCACCAGCACCACGCCGGGGATGCCGGCAAGCTCGAAGTCAAGCGCGTTGCGTACGCCGATGGCCCAGCGGTGCACTTCGGCGCTTCGGGGGTTGCGGGGCAATCGCTCGTCGTACGGCTCTACCACGTCTTCGGGGGCAAGTAGGCCGTGCTTGGCGCTGAGGACATACCAGCGGTCGCAGGTGGCTTCGGCGTAGGCCGATGCCTTGCGGAATAGCTGGGATGTGTAGAGGTCGCGGGCCGGCGCGGCGTGGTCCAGCTTGCCGGCGGCGCATGCCACCAAACCCACGCGGTAGGTTCGGTGGCCGGTTGCTTCGTCGTTGTTTGTCATGCCATGACGTTATACCAGTGCGGTATATCCAGCAATATCGGGCCATATCAGAAAATCTGGATGCCGGCGACTTCGGGCATGTGGTCGATGCCCCAGGTGCCCAGGGTGACGGCTTCGAGGGCCGATATGCTGCCCACCGATGCGCGCCGGCCCCATACCCACGCGCCGTCGCCCACGCTGCGCTTCGCGGCCAGTTCGGCGGCGTCGTCTAGGGCCGGGTGCTGGCGGTAGTGCCACATGGGCGCCCAGTCGGTCGCGCCGCGCGGGGGCACCACGCCGGCGAAGACGGCTTGGCAGCCGGCGGCCACCGAAGTGGTTTTGATGGGGATTAGCGGAATGCCGGCGCGCTCGGCTTTATCGGCGAGGTCGGCACTCGGGCCGTAGCCGTCGATGGCGAAGGGCGCGCCGTGCTTCGCGCTGAGATCCTTCATGCGCTGGAGTGCCCAGCCGGTGCCGTCGCGGTGGTCGATTACTTCGCTGATTTTGCGGCCGTCCACCAGGCCGGTGGCCGTGATGGTGGTGTCGATGCCATCCATGCCCACGGCGGCCGCGAAGCACACGACGGCGGGCAGCTTCGTGGCCGTGGCGGCGGCCTTCCAGTCGGCTTCGGGCATGACGCGTTCCGTGGCGCCGGTCTTGCGGTTGCCGTACGCGCGTTTGAACTCGGATAGGCCCAGGTTGCCCAGGTGTTCGTACAGGTCGGGGAACTCGAAGAGGTAGCCGGCGCCGGGGTGAACCGCGTAGACCTCGCGTAGCCAGCGCTCCAGGCCGGCGGCGTCGTTTACGTCGGGGTCGGCGAGGTCGGGCGATATGCCGAAGTCGATAAAGCACGTGCCGGCCGGCGTCGCTTCGCGGCACTCCTCGAGTAATTCGTTCAGGTAGGCAGACTCCAAGGTGCCTTCGGTGGACAGTACCCACAGCTGTGGGCGCTGGCCGGTGATCTTCTTACGCGTCGTCGTCGTCGGCACGATGGCGCCCTTCAGCGCGGCGGCTTGCACCGCGCTGAAATACCACGCTTCGTCGATGGTGTTCTTATCGGATTGCTTCGAGTGCAGCGAATCGGCGGTGGGCGGGTGCGGGCGAAGTGTGGAGCCATTCAGGAATGTGAGGGCTTGCGTGCCGTTCGCCCACCGGACCTTCGCAAGTGCTTTGATAGGCGACTTCTCGAAGAGTTCGCACATTTCCTTCCACTTGTCCGATGCATGCTGCCCCGATTGCGCCGTGTACCATACGCGGCGCTTCGGCCCCATCAGGCAATTTTGTATGTCGTTGGCGAGGTCCAAGGTGGTTTTGCCGGCTTGCCGGGGCACCGTGATAACGGCGCGGCCGTACTTGAAAACGCCGGCGTCGTCGACTTCGCCGGCCACGTCGGCCGTGTACCGCTGCCAGGGCAGCAGGGTTTGCCCCAGCGCGGCGGCTGCGGCCGCCGTGTGGGCGCCGTACGTCGCTGCGCTGAAGTCCCTAGGCGTCGCTTGCCGGGGCACCACTAGGCCGGGATAGTGGCGCTCCATCAGGGCGAGGTATTCAGGGCTTGATGGGGGCGGCTGAAAATGCATTGAGGAAATCTCTCAGGTCGGCGGGCAGGTTTTCGACGTCGCCGGCGTCTTCGGCCGGCGGGTCTAGTAGCTCCAGGGTGGCCACCAGCTGCGCGGATTCGTGCGCGACGGCGCGGCCCTTCATGTTCCCCCGGTGGATATTGCGGGCAAGCTCCATAGCTGTCTGCGCGAGGAACGCTTTAGACGCGCCGATGCCCTTCTCGGCGCGTATCGCTTCGATGCTGTCAAATACGGATTTTTCGATGGCGCTTAGGCCGTAACCTGCGGAATTTCGGGCCGGCTCGGGCGGCTCGAAGAGGGCCGGCGGTTCGGTGTCGGGGTGCATAGTTTTCCACTCTAGCTTTTTTTTATTTTGAGGGGTGGGGAGAGATGGGAGGTGGGCACCGGGGCTGCCAGCGCGCGCGCCGTCAGAAAAACGGCGCGGATTCTCGCGGTTTTTCCAGCCAAGCACACACGGCCGGCCGATGCAAGCTGCACCGGCCGGCGCGTGATCTTCGCATACTTATGCATCGTGTGTTGCATCGGCTTCGCGTTGCTCTTGGTATGCGCGCTGCGCTGCGGCCATCAGGTCAGCATCACCAGCGAGGCAGCGGCACGCGTCGAACGGGCCGTGGTCGCAGTACGGTTCAGGTGCCGGGGCAGGTGGTGTGCAGCGCAGGTTACGCCGGCACTCGCTGGGCTTGGTGCATGGGTAGCCACCGTGGCATAGGTCAGCCATGGTTACGTGGTCCTTTGCAGTAGCAGCGGTAGGCGCCGCCGGTGTCGGTGTGGAGTACAGCGAGGCATAGCGTGGTGTGCCAGTGCCGGCACGCGAGGCAGTAGGTGGGCATGGTTACCAGTCCCTAGATGGGGCAGCAGCGCCGGCGGTGGCCGGCTTCAGTGCGGCTACCGCTTCGTCGTACTCGCCCACCAGCTGCGCGCCGGCGTTCGTTACCGGGGCGTTACTGAGGCCGGCATACCAGCGGTCTACGGCCGGCATGATGTAGTCGGGCCGTAGCCGGCGGCATCGGTCCAGTACGACGTCGCGGCCGGGGTCGCACGTGATTACCTGCCACTGAAGGCTTCGATAGTTGGTCAGGTCGTCGGGCGTGGGCAGGGCTTGGATTATCCACACGGTGACGCGCTCCCGTAGCCGGGTAGCTCGGTCTATGGCGGCCTTGCGTGCCCCGATGGCGACGTGCCGCACGTGCACCGGGTACACGTGCGTAGTCTCCAGCTGTATCGGCATCAGCGCGCGGGCCAGGGCGTCAAGGTCAATCACAATATCGTGTGCCGTCGCATGCTCGGTTACGTAGGTGGTCTTGCCGGCCGCCGGCGGGCCGATTACCACCTTCACGGTGGCGCCGTAGCCGGATACCACGCGGTTGCCGCGCTTCGAGTTGCAGTTACGGCACGAGGGCCGGAAATTGGCCAGCGAGTCGTCGCCGCCATGGCTGTAGGGCACTATGTGGTCTTTGGTGGTGGCCGTGCGGGTACAGCCGGCCATGCGGACCATGCACACGGTGCCGTAGGTGGCCAGCACCAGCGCGGTTAGGCCGGTCGACTCGCGGCCGCTGCGCCTAGCCACGGCGGGTGATCTTCACGCGGTGGCCGGTGTGCTGCCGTTCGTGCCAGTAGGCCACATACTCGGCGTTCGGGAGTCGAAGCCGGCTGTAGTAGTCCAGGTGCATGCAATCGCGGCACCGTACGGCGCGCTGCCGGCTCCAGCGCACCAGCTCTACCCAATAGCGCTTCACGCGGCCTTCACCACCATGCAACGGTGCCCCGTTGCTTCCTGATGCCCAGCAGCGGCCGCCATGGCGGCGCCTAACGGCTTCGGGGCCGTTTCGTGGGGGCACTCCACACATTCGACTTTTGCGGCGTTCAGGCGGCGGTTTTTGCGCTCGGCAGACAGGGTGCCGGCAAACCCGCCGGTCATGAAGAGTGCAGCTGCTTGCAGCACCCACACAATGGCTTCGTACAGTTCGGGGGTCATTTCGTGGTTTCCTTCGGGGTGGTGGTGGTCTGTTGCTTCTCGGATGCCCAGCGGGCGACGGCGCCGGGTATGTAGCGGGTGTGCCGGCCTACCTTGATGAACGGCGGGCCGGCGGCGCTGCGGCGCAGGTGGGCTACCTGATGGATAGTGACGTTCAGGAACGCGGCGGCGTCGGCCGGCGTCCAGAGTCCAGGGGTGGTACTCATGCGTTCGTCAGCACCACGGCTTCGCCCTGCTTCTGCAAGAGGCTAATCAGGTCGGTGGTGGCCAGCCAGCCGTAGCCGTTGCGGCCCCAGCCGGTGCCCCAGCTGTTTTTCAGCAAGATTCCAGGTTGGCCGCCCAGCACGGCGACGCTCGGGTAGTAGGCCACGGCCGTGGTGGCATGGCCGCCGATATCGCGGCCGGTGAATGCCATCACTCCATCGGCCTTGACGTCGCGCATGCCTTCCACCCAGTACAGGCCCAGCACCACGGGGCCAAGGTTCACCAGGGCATCTACCACGTCGGCGACGCCGAAGCACCAGCGGTAGGCCGGCGCGAGGTCCAGGGCTTTGGCGGCCTTAGCGCCGGCGAGGGTCGACGTGCCGGCGTAGTCTTCGCCGGCGAAGTCGTCCAGCGTCTTGGCAATGGTGTAGATGCGTTCGGCAAGCTCCACTTCGGCCGCTGCGGTGGTCAGCAGCCGGCGCCGGCCGATGGTCGCCGCACCGTATGCGTAGCCCACGCATGCCCCATCGGTGCCCTGATTCAGCACCGGGCCGGCCGGCCACTCGGCATTGTCGCGCGGGGCCGCTCCAGGCATCAGCGCGCGGGCCGGATAGTTGCGGTTTTTGGGATCCTTGTTCGGGGTCCAGTTCATAACGGTGTTCATGCTGCATTCCTTCGGAAGTTGGTCACGTTGCGGAGGGCCACGCGGGCTTGGTTCAGGTCTCGGCGGGCTTTGCCCAGCTGCCCCAGGGCGACGTTTACCGGCCCTATCGCTGCATCGGGGTCGGCGAGGTAGCGGGCCAGTATTGGAGCCAGCGCAGCGGCATAGGCTTCGGCCACGCGTTCGCCTTCACGCACGCGGGCTTCGGCTATGTCTATGGCTGTCTTTGATTCTTTAGACATTCGGTTCACCATCCATTCGGGCCAAGAGTTCGGGGTTCGCTCGCAAGATGGCGTTGCCGTCGCCGCTTACTGGAGTCGCTACGCCGAAGCGCTCCAGCATCGTGTACGCGCCGGCTATGGTTTGCACCGGCGACGCGAAGCGCGGCGGTAGCTCTCGGTAGGCGTCCAGGGCTTTGAACATCAGTGGCCGCCACAGTCGAAGTGCTGTTGGCCGGGAAAGCTGCGGCGGGCCGTCATGCCGCAATCGGCATCGGTGCAGCCGATGATGGGGCTGTTGAATCCACGCGAGGCGCAGCCGGTGCAGTAGCGGCCCTTGCCGGCTGCGGGGCCGGTGCAATTCCAGCAAATTGAACCGGTGTCCGTAGGTGAGGTACTACCAAAACTGGATTTTTCAGAGTTCTTAGGATGGTTAAGTGATGGTTTGGGTGTCCTGTGGGACACCGGGGGGGTGTCCTGTGGGACACCGGGGGGGGTGTCCTGTGGGACACCGGGTGTCCTGTGGGACACCGGGTTAGCGCGGTTCAGGCGGTGCTGTGCGGAACGGTCGCACTCGGGCGGGCATACCACCTTGATGTGGTACAGGTTCGGGCGCGTGTAGTCGGGCATGGCCATGGTGCCGCCGGCTTGGATGGCCTTGCTGATTTCGCCGCGCTCTACCAGCTTGGTGATTAGCTTCTTCACGCTGCGGGGTTCGACGTTGGCATAGCGGGCGAGGGTGGCAATGGACGGCCACGCGCCGCCGTCGCCGTCATGGTTGGCAATGCCCAGCAACACCAGCTTTTCGGAACCGCCGGCCTTGCTGTGGTGCAGCACCACGGCCATGGATTCGATGCTCATTTAGCACCGCGCAGCGGGGCGATATCGGCGACGCGGAACATGCGCGGCGCGCGGGGCGTGGGGGTCGGCGTCAGGATGCCGGCGGCTTGGTAGCGGTCCAGGGTGCGAAGGCTTACGCCCAGCAGCGTGGCGGCGTCTTTGGCGGTTACTCGGGGGTCTACGGTAGCCAGGGCTTCGGCGGTTTGTCGGTGTGTCATAGGGGCGACTATATACCGGGGCGACATAGCGCGCCATTCAGGGCGCGCCGAAGTGGCCGGCGTCACGACTACTTGGTTCGGCGGCCGGCTGTACTCGTCTTTGGTAATAAGCGTCACGCGTGGCGCGTTGTGTCATACCATGACGGCATGAGCGCAGATGAAGAAATCGGCCGGCGGGTCAGCACGCTGATGCATGACGCCGGCATAACGCAAGGGGCCATGGCCGAACGGATGGGGCTTACCCAGGCTGCCATCAGCCGGAAACTCTCGGGCGAACGGCCATGGTTCGCCGATGAACTCGCGGCCGCTGCGGCCATCCTCGGCGTTAGCGTGGGCGCGCTGTTCGGGGAACCGGGAAAACGGCGCCGGCTCGAAGCCGGCGCCGTCCGAATCCCACCACGGCGCCATAAGGGGCCGGCCGTGGCCACTGTGGTATTCAGCGGCTAGAGGGCCGGCCGTGCCACCAGCACCACGCCCAGCACGGCGAGAATCACGGCGCCCAGGATAAGCCGGCCGGCCCATACCTGCCACTCTTCCAGGCGCTTGATTTTCTCGTTCAGGGTCTTCTCGATGTTGCGCACGTCTTGCCAGTCGGGGCGCACGTCCAGCTTGCTGGATATGTCCGCGAGTGTGGCGGTGACGGTGCCCTCGAACTTGTCAAGCCGGCGGCCTATCTCGCCGGTGGTGACGTCGGCCGGCGCTTCAGCCGGCGGCATGCCGGCCGTCGCCCTTGAAGTAGCCGGCCGCCCAGGTCAGCACCACGCCGATGGCTGCGGCCGCATACTCGGGAATGTCCAGGCCGAATAGCGAGGCTACCCATACCAGCAGGATGGTGACGGCGCCGGAAACACCGGCGGCTTGCATCTTCGGGGTGGGCTTCAGCGTCTTACTCATGGTCGGGCACCTCGACGGTTACCTTCAGGCTGTCCAGGGCAGCGGATACGCCGGCCGCTGCGCGTTCTTCCACGCTGGCCAGTAGCTTGGCTTCGTCGAAGGCTTCGCCCTTCGAGAGCGCGGCAATGGCGCCTACCAGCGACTTGATTTGGGCGTCTTGCGCTGTCCTGATGCCGTTCATGTTCGCGTCAAGCCATGCCACCGTGGCGCCCAGGTTGGTGGTGCCGGTGACGCCGGGGCCTTGCCGCGCATAGGACTTCTTGAAAACGGCGTCGGCTACCTGCTCGGGTGTTGCTGCCATGGTGTCTTCTCCTTCGTTGTTCAGTGTGTCGTTGATGGCCATTCGTAGGCCGTCCATACCGCCGGGCCAGCCGGCGGGGTCGATCTTCCCTTGGCTGGAATATTCCAGGTGCCCCAGCTGCAAGCGCATTTCGGGCGGAAGGTGGTTTAGGTAGTTGCGCTCCAGCGCGGCGCCCAGGCGGGGCGCGGCGGCCAGCTGCGCGGCGGTCCAGTCCCAGGGCGCGACGCCGGAAGACTCCATCTCGATGCCGATTAGGTAATGGTTGCCCAGGTCGGTAGGCACGCCGGGGGCGCTGCCGGCGCCGGCGTGGTTCGCTACGCCGGCGGCCACGAGGTACGCAACGCCGTTGCGGCCTAGCACGATATTGCACAACGGGCCGGCGAGGTCGGGCCGGCCGCCGATGCACGTGCCCAGCGTCGGGGCGGCGTCGGCCGCGTACCGCTCGCGCGGGGTGGCCGTGTGGTGCCACAGCACACCGGCGGTTTCGGTCAAGTCCTGCCCCGCGTATCCTCGCGTGGCCCAGCCGGCCGTTTCCACCACGGTTAGGCCAGCTGCGCGCAGCACGGCGGCAAGGTTGGAAAGCTTCATGGTGTTCCTATCGTTTGAAGGTGGCTTCGGGGTTCGCTGCGCGGCCGGCTGCGTAGACGCTGGATGCGCGCAGCGTGTCGCCGGCGTTGAATGCTCGGGTCTGCCCATCGGCCATCGGGGTGATGTAGAGCTTCTTAAGGTCGGCGTTGCGGTCTTCGTGGTAGGCCATGGCCGCCGGTGACCACTGGAATCCTTGGAAGGCGTCCAGCGAGGCGTCGCAGATTGCCACGTAGTTGCCGGCGGCGTTCCACGCGTAGGCCAGCTGGTAAGGCACCTTGCCCAGCTGGCCGGCCGGGTCTTTGTCCAGGTTCTTGTCGGCCGTCCAGTCGCGGTCGGCACCCACCCACGAAATACGCTGAAGGATGGTGGGCCACATGACTGTGTAGGGGTTGTAGTAGGTGCCGTTTTTCAGCCAGCTGATTTTGCGGTCGACGCGCAGCGCCGATGCCGCGCTGATGGCGTAGACCACGCGGCCGGTGGCCACCTTATCGGGGGTGCCGGGGTGGTACAGGTCGGACGTGCGTTCGATCGTGATGCTCGTTGCCGTGTAGAGCGTGCCGACGTTCGGGTCTAGTGCCTTGCCATCGGCGTACACGTTCCACGCTACGGGCCGTTCATAGCCGTGCTGTTGGCCGATAAGGCTGTTCACTCCACCGAAGGTCACGCCCAGCGCGTATTCCCATGCTGAAGGGCTGGAGAAATTCGCGCCGCCCAGCATCTCGTCAAGTACCCACGTGGTGCCGGATGCCGGCACTACTTCGTCGCGGCCGGTGCCGGATATGGTGGCGTAAGAGTTCGGCGCGGTGGCGGTGAAGGCGCTCAGGGTGTCGCCCTGCTCCACCATGATTTCATCGGCGTAGACGTACGCGCCGGATGCGTGCGCGTTATTGATGCCGACGCGCACCAGGGCCGTAACGGAACCGGCCGGGGCCACCGTGGCCGGGGTACTGACGCGCACATAGCCGTTAATGCTGTTGGTCACGGCGGGCGTGCTGCCCAGCGATACGCCGGCGGCGTCCATGAAGTACATACGAAGGGCGCCGTCGACGCCGGTTTGCCCACCGATGGTCAGTGACGCGCTGGCAATGTACTTCTGCCCCGGCACAACGGGAATGCGCGGGGTAATGTCCATGCGGCTGGAGAGCGCCGAACCGGCGGCCGTCGCGGTGACCTTGAAGGCTCCCGTATTGGATCCACTAACGGGCGTGGTCACGCGGGTGATGGTGGCGGCCGTGCCGGCCCAGCCGGCTACGTCGACTTCGGCCGAAGGGTTGCCGCCGTACTTGGCAATGAGGTTGACGCCGGTGCGCGCGCGGCTTACGCCGGTGGCAATCATCGTTACCTGATAGGTGCGGGCCGGGTCCAGGTTGGTGGACAGCACCACGTGCGTTTCGGTCATGGCGGCCCAGGTGTGCTGATTCACGTAGTAGGCCGAAGTGTCGATAAGGCCGGCGGCTACGTCGTCGGCCGTCACTTCGCCGGCGGCCAGCAGCGCGGCGCCGTTGCGAAGCTCGGAAGGGGTGTGGAAGGCGCCCAAATCATCCTGCATGCGCACTTCCACGATGCCGTTATTCGAGTGGCTGTTGAAGCGCAGCAGCGCGGCGCGTGCACCGGGCGGGGTGTTCCATCGGGCGTAGTCGCCATCGGTCAGCGCGCGCCGGCCGTTCAGCGTCGGGTTATCGGCCCAGCTGGCGCCGCTCCAGGTGATGCCGGCGGCGTCCCATGCGGTGATCTTGGTAGCGAGGTAGCCGGCGAAGTAGTCCAGCTGCACCAGCGTCTTGGCTTCGGTGCCGCCGGGGGCGTCGGGGGCGTTGCGGAACGTGTAGACCATCCAGCGCAGCGGGTCCAGCTGATAGCCCAGCCAGTAGACGTACGTGGATACGCGGCGCACGAAGCACTTGCCCTGCGGCATCGGCCGGGTGCGGGCCAGCAGCGCGGCGCGCAGCGGGTCTAGCAGCTGGTTTGTGTACTTGCCGGCGGCGGTGTCCAGCCATACGCCCAGCGCGGCGCGCGTGGCAGCTGTGGGGCCGGCGACGTAGCCGGCTACCGCGTTATCGGCCGGCACCGCGTTCGTGCCGGGGATACCGGGGGGGCCGGGGGGGCCTTGCTTCATGGTGTTGATTACGTCGTCGGCCGTGGTCGACTGTTTGCGAAGCTCGGCGGCGAAGTCGCCGATGGGCAGCGAGTCGGCCGGAAGGTTGAAGCCTAGCGGGGTGGTGGCCATGGGGTCAGGGTCCGATTCTCTTGAAGTGTGCGAAGGTCAGGGCCGGCCCTACGGTGTTGCACTTGCCGGTGGAAAACGTGGGCGAGGCTTTGATAAGTGCCGGCGTCCAGTAGTCGGCCGTGGCCGGCACCAGCGGCGGGCGGGCAAGGGTGAGGGTGATTTCCCACTTCGTGCCGTTCCATGTGGCTTCTCCGCCGATTACCAGGCCGCGAATATCCGGCTGGCCGTGGTCGGGGCGGGCATCGGTTACGCCGTCGATGGCCACCATGATGGAAAACCTCGACGTCGGGGCCAGCAGATAGCCCAGCGTGGTGATGGGCAGTAGGTCCGAATCCCGGATGGTTATGGTCTTCGTGCGCCATTGCGCGCCGTCTCGGGTCAGCCAGTGTTCCATCATCGGGGCCAGCTGCGTGGTGCCGTAGTCGCGGGGCATGTCGGTATCCATGCTTACCGTCTTGACGCCGTACTTAGCCCGTAGTGCCGTGGTGTCGACGTAGGTGCGCGAGGTCTTCGGCACCGTAGTGGAGTCTTCCCACTCGAAGTCTTCGGCGTTCCACTTCGCCGGCCGTATCGCGTTCATGGTCACTTCGGTGATTACGTCGTCGGGCTCCATGGCCCAGCCGGCGTCGGCCAGCACGTTGGACGCGGGCAGCTGCACCAGCAGCGCGCCATTCGACGTCGGCTGGCCGGGGATGGCCTTCCACGTGCCGTCAGCGTTCTTAGCCAGCTTGTCGGCGGCGACGTCGCGGGCGGCGTCGGCCAGGGCCACCAGCTGCCGGGTGATGCCTTCGCCGGGTTTGTAGTAGCTCGCGTTACGGCGCACCATCAGCTGCGCGCGGAGGTACTGATCTATCAGCTCTAGGAATGGCTTGCTCTGATAGTGCAGCGCGGCGTGCATGCGGGTCGGGTACGGCACCGGGTAGGCGGCCATGCTCCAGTCGTCGTCAAGCCAGTAGTTCATATGGCCCATGCGGTCGGCGCCGCTTGCTTCGGCGCTGTTGATGTCTTCCACCACGAGGGCTTCGAGGTCGGCCGTAAGGTCTACCGCTTCGATGGCCACGCGCAGCGCGCCGGCCAGCTTCTCGTCGGGGTGCGCTTCCATGCGGGCAATCCGGCCTACGAAATAGGTAAAGTCCGATTCGGTGCCGGTGGTCGGGTCATGGTAAATGGCCACGATTTTACCGGGCTGCAGAAAGTCCAGGCTGCCGGCACCTTGCCCAGCCGGCACCGTCATTTCGAACGATGCCGATTCGACTTCCTGCATATCGCCGTCATTGTCGACGCCGAAGTTCAGCGTCAGGCCGGCCAGCACCGGCCGGCTACTGCCGGCGGTGCCGCCCATCTCCATACCGTCGATAAAGACGTGCGGGCGGGGGTGTCCCATCAGCGGTTCACCTTGCCGGTGGAACGCTCATAGGTGCGGATATAGCCGGCGATCTCCTTGCCGATGGCGGCCTTATCGGTGCCGGGGCCGGCCTTGACGTCGATTTGGTAGGTGTTGTGAATGATGGTGGGGCCGGCGCTGCGGAACGCACCGGAGCCACCACCGGCCAGGGCGCCGGCGGTCGCGCCGAAGCTGGCACCGAAGCCGGCCGGCGCCGGCGGGGCACCGAAGCCGGCACCGAAGCCGGCGGGGGCCAGCTGCGCGCCGGCGTTCGTTATCGTAGCGAGACTAAGGCCCATTGCCCCGCCGCCGTCGCCGGCGCCGGCTGCCTTATTCTTCGCGCCGAAGAGGCTTTCAAACCAGCCGATAGCGTCTTGCACCCACTTGATGGCGTTCTGGATGCCGCCCACGATGCCGTCTAGCGCGGCCTTGCCGGCGTCGCCCATGATGCGCAAGGCACCTTCGATGCCGCCCACCGGGGCCAGTAGGTCATCTATCCACTTCAGTACGTTGTTGATGCCGTCGACTACCCATTGCCACACGGCTACCGCGACGGCGCCCATGGCGTTCATGGCGTCTTTGAACCAGCCGACATTGTTGTAGGCCCAGATGATGCCGGCCACGAGGGCAGCCACCAGCAGGATTACCACGCCGATGGGGTTAGCGGACATTGCCGCGTTCCATGCCCACTGTGCGGCGGTGGAAATCATGACGGCGGCCTTGCCCACCAGCTGGATGGCGTTCCATGCGGTCATGGCGGCATTCACCAGCCACACGACGGCGGCGAAGCCGGCCACGGCTACAGCCAGAGGGCCGAGTACGGGCGCGTACTGGGATAGCGTGGCAATAATCGGCTCTAGCACCGGGAGGGCTGCGGCGCCGATCTGCGCGAAAGAATCCATGGCGGTTCGCTTCAGCGACTCCAGGGCCACCGAAGGGCCGCCGTTAATGGTCTGCCCCATGCGGTCGGCCGCGCCGGCCACCGAATCGAACTTATCGCCCATCGGGTCGATGGCGCCCAGGAACTCGGGTATCTTCGCGGTGCCCAGGTCTTCGAGGGGCGTACCGAAGAGGCCGATAGCGGCTTGCGCTTGCTTCGCCGGGTCTTCGATGCCCTGAAGGCCGGCCACGGTTTTGGCGAAGGCTTCTTGCGCTTGCGGGCCGCCGGCGGCAATCTTGCGGGCCATCTCTTCGGCGTCCAGGCCGATGGATTCGTAGGCGGCCTTCGTGGCCACGCTGCCATCGGTGGCCCTGATGGTGAACTCTTTCAGCGCGTCGCCGGTTTTATCCATGGCAATGGCGCCGCCCTTGGATGCTTCGGCCATGATGCCGAAGGCCGTAGTGCCGTCTATGCCCAGGTCTGCAAAGTGCTTGCTGTACTCGTCCATAACGGGGAATAGCTCGGCTTGCATGGCCTTCGGCACCTTCTGCAAGCTGGCGGCCATCAGGTCATAGGCTTCATCGGCATTCTTGGCAAGGCCGGTCTTCATCAGGATGCCGGCGGTAGATACGCCGTCGCCCACTTCGGGGAACGTCGCGGCAAGGTCCAGCGCTTTTTTCGTCAGCCGCTCGACGTCGGCGCCGCCGTTCGCCGCGAAGGTGGTAAGCGTCGACGCGACGCCGGCAATGGTGCCGTTGACTTGCTCCAGCGACTCGCCATAGGCGTTTTTGTAGAGGTTGCCGGAGAGCGCGCCGGCCTTCTTCGCGTCGTCGGGCGAGAGTCCCATAGACGCGGCAAGCTGCCGGTTCGCGCCGTCAGCCTTCATGGCCGAATCCAGGCCGGCCACGAGGGCCACGCCGGCCGCGCCGCCGGCGAGGGCAAGGCCCTTCTTCGCGCCGGCTACCGCTTTTTCAAGGCCGCTGATTTCCTTCTTCGCCGTGGCGGCTGCCTTCTGCGCGCCGGTGGCGTCGCCGATGATCTTCAGCGAAAGAATGGCGGTCTTGCCGGCCATGGGTGCCTACCTTCGGTTTGCTTGCGCTCGGGCTTCGTTCTGCTCTTGCAGGATGTGGATAGCCGTCACGATGGTTTCGGAATCTTCGGCCAGCCAGCTGGCCACCGGAATGGAGGTGGCCAGCGCGAGGGCCGTAATCAAATAGAGGGCTGATTCATCAGGGTGTCTTTTCCCAGGCCGTCCACCGTGTCTTCGGCGTCGTCGTCGCCGGCCAGGGTCACGTCGGCCACCGATTCCACCCACTCTTCCCACGTCGCCGTGTTGGGGTCTTCGCGCTTCGAGGCGGACCATGCGCGGAAGGGCTGCATCTTCAGCGCGTTTTCCTGAAGGCTGCCCCATCGGGGGTTATTCTTCAGGGTCCGTTCAAAGTTCAGGGTGTCGCCCAGGTTCGGGGTGACGGTGCGCTCGGTGCCGTCCAGGTGGGTAATGGTGAGTCGCTGAAGTGCCATGGTGTTAGATCCTGTTCACAAGTTGGTTTAGGTGGTCTTCGTAGACGCGCACCCACCGGCCTTCGCTGGAGGTCGCGCCATCGGATAGGTAAAAGCTGCCTTTGATGTTGCGGGCAGCCCATCCCCAGTGAATGGCCGGCGCGTACGGTACGCGCTTATTGCCGGCGCGCAGGATGCCGGCGGTCTTCGTGCCGGCGGCCCTGATGGTGCGGGCAAGGTTGCCGCTGCGCTTCGGTGCCAGCTGCGCTGATGCTTCGGCGGCAATGCCGGCCGCTTCGGCGTGGGCGGCCTTCAGGTCGGTGATGCCGTTCTCGACGTCGGCGAGGCCGGCGCGCAGCTGGCGGCCGCCGTCCAGGCGGACAGTGAAGGCGCCCACGGCTTACGGGATAACGATGGTGTACTCGGTCGGTTCGCCCACCAGCGCAAATTCAAAGTCTGTGGTGTTGCGCGTCTTGACGTCGCCGCCCACTTCCATGGGGACTACCTTGACTTTGCCCTTCCAGCCGTAGTCGGACGTGCCCAGCACCGGCACGAAATCGAAGTCAAGCACCAGCAGCTTGTTTACGAAGGCCCAGTGGATGAGGTCGGTCTTTTTGTATGCCTGAAGGATGGTGCCTGAAAGCGTCCAGGTCAGTTCATCGTCGCCGGCCAGGGTCTCGCCGGACAGTACGTTGATGGGGTCCGATGCGCTGTAGCTCGGCGTCAGCTTGACGTTCGTCAGCTGCGCGGCGAACTCCTGCGAAGTGCCGGTGGGGCCGATCTTCAGCGAACCGGGGCCAAGTAGCTGGGACTGTACGGGCATGGTGTTTGCTCCTAAATGAGTTCGGTAAATGTCAGCACGTAGGCCGGGTACTCGGGCATACTCGGGTGCTGGAAATTGGCGGGGTCGGCGGTGTCGATATCCAAGGGCAGCTGTAGGGCGTCGGTAATCGGTGCAATGACTTCCCACGCGGCCAGCCGGTCGGCGTACGGGCCGGCGATTACGAAGAGTTCCCAGGTGGCTTCGATGGATGGGTACGGCGCTACGTACTTCATCTTCGGCGGCTGGATGGCCACCACGGCGCCCACGGCCAGCGCCGGCGGGATGGCCAGCGCGTCGGTGGTCACCAGTACGCCGTCGATGTTTTCTGCCGTCAGGATGGCCAGCACTTCGGCCTTCAGTTCGTTGGCTCGGTCAATGACGCGGCTCATGCTATCGCCGGCCCTAGGTAGGGCTGAAGGTAGACCATGGCGGCCTTCATCGGGTCGCGGGCAATCCGCATAGGCGCGAACTCGTTGCCGTCCAAGCCGGCAATCCCGTTGCGGGATTGCCGGCGGTGGAATTGCTCGGCGCCGTATTCGAGTTCGGCACGCGCCACCGTTGCCGCCGGCACAGTGTCGGCCGGAAGGTTTACCAGCGCGCGGGCAATGGCTTCTTCTGCTTCGGCCGCGCAGTCGGCTACGTACGCGTCGCCGGGGGCGGCGTGGACGTAGGCGGCCAGCTTGGCAACGGTGGCGGGTGTCGGGGCCATGGGACTAGATGCCGCGCTTCACGGGCAGCACGGCGCCGGGGAACGGGTTTGTGATGGCGAGGTAGCCGTACAGCGAAAGCTGTTTGGTCAGGTTGATGATGTTCTCATCCTGAAGCTGCGTGGGCGCGCCGGGGGATTCGAGAGTTTCGAAGGCTACCGAATCGTAGAAGGCCAGCTTGCCGGTGGTGCTGCGCTTGCCGATAAGGGACACCGGCACGTTGGCCAGGGAACCGTCGACGCGCTGCAAGTTCAGTTCGCCCACCATATTGGTGCCGGTGCCGAAGACGTTCATCAGCCGGCGGCCGTCGCCGTCTTTGAGGCGGGCCAGCTGTTTGAACTCGTCGACGGATGCGTTCAGGCCGGAGATGTTGAATCCGCGCTCTTCGAAGATCAGGGCGGCATCGACTACCAAATCCAGGTAGTCGTCGGTGTCCGGGGTGGCGGGCAGGTCCAGGGCATCGTCGGGGTTCGCCGATGCCAGCTTTTCGGTAATCAGCGCGTAGTACGCGTTCACCAGCTGCGCGTTCGTGAAGGTGCCGTACTTCATGGCCATGGCGCGCCACAGGGTATTCAGCGTGGGGATGGTCGCGCGCTGGATTGCCTGAAAGCTCATGGAAGACCACCCACCGGCGGTGATAACGGGGGCCGTCTCGACTTCGAGTTCAATCTTGCCGGGGCCTTCGAGGTCGTCGCCTTCGGCGTCCTGCTTGTCTACCGCCGTGGTGTCGGTCTTCAGCTGGCCGTACTCCACGTTCATGCCGGTGGCCGGCAAGGTGCCGTGGCCAAACTGGTTCATGATGCGCCGGCGGTCTTCCACCAGCCGGGTGAAGTCGCCCAGCCACGAATCCTTCACGATGGCATCGGCCAGCACGTTGGCCGGCGCTGCGCGGTTGGTCAGGTCGGCGTGCAGCTGAAGGGCGGTGTCGTCGCCGGATGCCACGGCGCGGACGTACTCGCCGAAGCTGCGGTACTCGGGCAGCGCGGGGCCGGCCGGCGCGGGGTTGCCCATCTTGGCGACGCTGCGCTCAAGTTCGGCAAGGCCATCGGTCAGCGGGGTGAGGTCGGCGCGGGTCAGCGTCTCAGGGTCCATCGGGGCAGCTTCTTTCTTCGGGGTGAGGGCGGAACGGATGGCGGAAACTTTGGCTTCGGTGTAGGCCGGGTGATTCACCAGCGAAAATTCGCGGGTCTTCACCTTCGTGTGAATGATGGTGGTGTTGCCGTCTTCGTCGGTTTCGGTGCGCCATTCCATCGGGATAAACCCGATGCTCAGGCGGTCCACCACGCCGTCTTCCAGCAGCGTCCAGGCGTCGCGGCCCAGCACGGTATCGGAAATCTTCGCGGTGATTTCGTGGCCGGCTGCGACGTCGACGCCGGCCTTCACACGGCCGATTACCTCGCGGTGCTGCCAGTAGATTTTGGCGCCGTCTTCGGGGTCGACGGCTCCAGGCTCGAAGCGCTCTTTGAGGCCGTAGCCCATATCGTAGGTTTCGCCGTACGGCACGCCGATGCCGGTGAACTCGCGTTTAGCGGTGTCCTTCGCCCGGATGGCGAAGCTTCGGTGCATCAGGCCGGCGTCGTCGGTCAGTTCGGTGAGGTCCATCAGGCTGCCTTTTCTTCGGTGGGGGCGGGGGCCGGCGCGCTGGCCTTCATGGTGGCGCGCTGCGCGGGCGTCAGCGGGGCGTAGCCTTCGATGGCTCGGGCTTCGTCGTCGGTCAGGAATCCGGCGGTGATGCCCAGGCTGTGGGATTCGTACCGGGTCTTCGTGTCGGACCGAAGCAGCGCGTCGATGTTGAACCGGATTTTCTGGCCACGCGGGGTCAGTTCGGTAAGCGCGGTTTCGATCTTGCGGAGGTAGCCCATCAGGGTGAACCGGGTAAACGCGATCCAGTCTTGTTCGACGTTGGAATACGTCATGGCGCTACCCTCGACGGCGGCCAGCATCAGCGAGGCCGGCACGCCGAAGAGGCGGGCCAGGGCCGTGGTGGTGAACTGTTGGGACTCCAGCCATTGCGCGTCGGCCGGTTTCAGCATGATGGGCGTGTACGTGGTGCCCTTGCCCAGCACCTTGACGCCGGAAGGGTTATCGGCCGGCTTCTCGGCGGTGCCGTTCCATGCGGCCTTGAATTGCTTAGCGTCGTCGGCCGTCAATACCTGCTCGGAAGTCAGGATGCCCGAAGGTATCTTGCCTTCGGAAAACCACAGGGCCGCGTAGTCGCGTAGCTCCAGGGCGCCGCGCAGTTCGATTTGCGCAGCCTGAATCGGCCCCAGGCCGCGCAGCTTGCCGGGTAGCTTCATCAGCGATTTGTGCACCATGCGGTCGGCCGGGTACTCGGTGCCACGGTAGTGGTACGTGATGCGGCCGCTCTTGGCATCTTTGGCCACGCGCACTTCGTGCGGGTTCAGCGGGGTGACGTCCAGCACGGCATCATTCGGGCCGGTGTTTTTCAGCCAGAAGAAATTGCCGTCGACGGCCAGCGACATGATGGTTTGCGCGGTGAACTCGGAATTATCCAGGTCCAGGCAAGGCCGCTTCGCAAGGGACGGCACTTGCGATTCGTCCATGCGCAAGCCGTTGCGTTCGCCATACCAGCTGATCTGTTCGCCGGCCACCGTCAGGATGGACAGGGCGCGGTAGACCGTAATCAGGGTTACGGCGGTGTCGGCGTTGACGCCGGCGGCGGCGTAGCTGCGGGCCGGCGGGATGATACCGGGCAGCATTGCGCCGGTGTCGCTGCGGGTGAAGGCGGCTAGGGCTGCGGCTACGCGCTTCATGATGGGCATGCATGAAAGAATGCGGCCGGCTATGACGGGCCGGCAAGTCGGGTATGCCGTTGCGTCATGTTAGGCGCGGTTGCTCGCGGTTACGCGCAGCGCGCGGGCAAAAGAATGCCCCGGCACCGTGATGGTGTCGGGGCATCTTCCCACCGGCCTAACGGCCGGCGTCAACTTCAGGCGGGTTCAGGGCCATCGG